CGATTCTCTCGGGCTTCTGCATCCTGTCGCTTTCTGCGCTCTTTCTGAACAACTGACAGCGGAACACGTGTTTCTTCTTGCGGTTCCTGCGCTTCAACACCTTCAACTTCCGGTGCTGCTTCTTCTATCACTTGATCTATAACGTTTTCTTGAAGTTCGGTGTCTTCGTTCAAACTCTCTCCCGTGGTTTACGTGAATTCCGATCACGACGGTTTACCCCTATTTGGGCATAGCGCCTTTTGCTTGCAGGTAAGCGGCACCTATTTTATTAAATTCTGGCTTTAACTTTTCACCCTTTGCAACTGCTGGTACCATCCAAAGCAATTCAACAATTCCACGTTTTGGGCTAACCCAATAGACTTGCTGATTACTGCTGAAGGGCGGCAGTTTTATTGAGGCGACGATCTGACTAACTACGAATTTATCAGGCTGTTGCTTATCAAACTTTGCGTGTAGAACCAAAAAGTAATTCTCTTTCAGTTCCACAGAATTAATAGCCGACTCAATAAGCTCATTAAGTGATTTTTTTAACGACTGTTTCTCGTCGATGAACTCTTGAGGCATCATCAACCCAGATGTCTCGCATTTAACAAGTTTCATGCTTGATAGATTCCTTAGTTACATTCCTGATTTGCCACGTAGACTGTCTTGCTGCTTCTGTGCTTGCTGCAAGAGTCTATTTGCTTTCTGTTGATCAGCGTTACCACCTGGACCAATTTTAACTGACACTTGTCGTGGAGCGCCCATTGGATTGCTCTTCGAGCTATAAACGCCAACAGGACTGTTCATGCTTTTAGACATTTTCATTGTTCTGTACCTCTTGTTCTACTTGTTGCTGTGCTTGTTGCATCTGCTGATTTTCCATCGAGCCTTCGGTATCAACATTCAATTGATTCGCCTCAGCTTCGATAGAACTTCGAATATCATCTCGTGCTTGCATCTCTTGTTGTTCAAGCTGATTAACGAACTCGAGAACCTTTAAGATTCTGTCGTCTTCCATAGATGCAATTTCAGTAATTGTTTTCGCTCTTGCAAGTCCTGCTTGCGCCATATTTTCTTGAGCTTCGGAGCTTCTTTCTGCTGCGAGTGAAATGTCGGAAATAACACGCGCTCTACGCTCTTGCGCAAGTGCCAACGCTTGCTCTTTCTGTGCGTTACCAATTTCCATCGCGAGACGTTCTTGTTCGTCAATCTTCTGCTGTTGCTCTGCTTGCTGTTCCTGCTGCTTCTGAATGTCTTCTTCAAGATCTGACATACCAGCCATCTGAAGAGCGCCAATGATTGCGGACTGCGGAACATCAACGATTCCATCTTTCTTCAAATTAACAAGCTCGTAGTAGTAAGCATCTTTTTGAGACTTAGAGCGAACACCTTCTTTTACAATAGCGTCGTACTGCTCGAATTCGTCGTCGTAGAACTGCTCTGTAGGCTCTTCGTCTAAGATTCGTTTCACTTTCCCTGGTGGATAATGATTCTGAATTGTCTTCAAGACTAGCTTTCCTAGTATCTGCTGGGATGTCTCCACATTGTCGAAAACCTTACGATTTGACATCAGGTTTTGAGCAATCTGTACTTGTGCGAGTCGACCAGAGACTAAAGTATTCTTGTTGTCATCAGAACCAAGTGAAGGTTCGGTAACGTTTCCAAGAGTCAGCGTCAATTTATCTAGGATCGACTGGTATTCCATCAGAGCAGGGCTTGCACCACCACCTTGGAGCTGTTGAACGGATTCTAGGCCTGCTGGGGCCTTCTCTGGATCTGCTGATACACCGATAAGCCTGTTTTGTCCGGACTGCTGGAGGTCGAGAGGATCGGGAACAGAGCCAATCAAGTATTTATAGCCAGTAGAGATAGTTGAATCCATCATGTCGATGATCTTCATATGCCGCTTGTTAAACTGTCGCTGCGCGGACCATTGACAAGCAGCCATTCCTTGAATACGCTGTGATGGCATCCAGATAGATGGTTCCATGTAGCATAATATCGGTACGAAAGGATAAGTTTCAGTGATTCCAGTTTTATCTTCACCGGACCAAACGGGCTGGCCGTTGAGCATAATATGCAGTTGAACATATGGGCGATCAACGTGACGAATTTCTACATTCGGAAACTCATCAAGGTTCAACCCGAGTATTTCAGCGTCTTTTCTATCGTCTCGTAGCTTCTTAATACCAACTTTTAGACTCGACTGCTCTTCTTTTGGCAGATCAGTTATGTCTCTGCTAAATGAGTTGTCGATATCCACGAGAAACTTTCGTGTTCTTGCTCCTTTAGAATAATACTGATCGTAAGCAAGAAGATTCTTGTTTCTGCTGAAAGTCGTAAACTGTGGATGGTAAGACATAAATTTATCATCACGAAAACCGGATGATATTTCATCTATGACTTGTCCATCGATGAAAGGAAGGAGCTGCTTAGCATAGTTACGATTGATTAGATCGCGAGTGATCGCATAGCCGCAGTCTTCTAGATCGATGTTTTCAAAAGTCGGATCTAGATAAAAACTATTGTACGTACGCTTGTAAAATGAGATGTCGCCATTAACGAAATCTTTTGAATAGTCCATGCGGATTCCGCAAAGAGACATTCCGCTTTTGAAAGCTTCGTCAGCAGCATCGAGGAAGACTGGGTATCCCTGTCCTTTATCCCATACATAGTATCCTAGCTCTGTGAATTGATCCGCTGTCTTTTGATCGCTTCCTTCTACAGGTCCATAAATAATTTGATTGATGTTATCTCGGAGATAACCGGAGAAATATTGAAGAGGTCTACGAGTTATGTTGAACTCGATCGGCTCTCGACCCTGCTTGACTAGCTCTTTACGCTCTGCATCTGTCCAGGTGTACCCTGACGCTGCAAGCGTATATCTTCGTGCAGATTCGACGAAGGGCGCCCAATAATCATGGCTGTATCGATAGTTTTCAAGGAATTCAGCGCGTAGATTGTCGTCTTTCAAAGCATACCGTATATTTTATTATACAGTTATATAACAGTATTTAGTTGTCATGTAAAGACTATTTCATTCTAAATATAATGACTACGGCTTGCAACAGCGTCTCTGTGCTTCTCTTGCGCTCCGTCCATTGATGTTACAACTTCCAAATGATTGACCGCTTGGCACATGTAGCGCAGCGAGTCTGCATGGTTTGAGTGAATATCGTGCAGCGGTTCATCGAGATATCGCCCTTGCATCTCTGACCATTTCTTACGATACTTTCCAATATGATCCAAGTATTTCTTACACTTGTTGCCACTGAATACCATGCGTGCAAACTTTACTTTAACGTGAGAGATGCCGAGGTTTCGATCTGTACGCTTAAGAACGTGGACTTTGATTGCAGTACCAGCGAGCAGCCTTCGGAAGTCTCTTTCATAAGTGTTTTCTACAACGATGCCATCCATCTTGGCCGCGTCATGAGGAAGAAAGACAGTGCCTAGCAAGTAATGCTTATCTTGGGTCAAATATCTTACATAGAATTCAACGCCCTTTCTATTGTCCTCGTAATAGTCGATTACCCGTATTTCACCATGAATTATTTGAAAGAAAACCATCACGGTAAGATCGTTGACTCCGATATCCATCGCAACATGTACTTTTGCGAGTGCATCGTAAGGAGATATTGAAAGAACCCTATTCTCTTCGTAAGCTTTCGCGATGTATTCAGCGTAATAGTATGCATCAGAATTTGAAAGAAAGGCTTCTTGAATAGTTGAAGGGAATTCCTGCTTGACCTTGTCAATTAATTCCTTAGATTTCTGTGCGTACCAGTTCTTTTGTTGCTGATTCAGCTTGATCTCGGTCTCTTTCTCAACTTTTCTAAAGTAGTCTGACATGTCTGTATCATATGAGACAGCATGCTCCATACAATATTTCTTTTCAGTGTACCACGGAAAGAAGAACAACTTATAATCCAAAGGGCTTAGGTTATCGTTACCTTGTTCGTGTGCTTGTAAACACATTTCTGCAAAGTATCCTTCCGTGCCTTCACCTGTTGATTCAATTACTATTTTACCGCACTCATCGATAGCTTGAAGTGTCCCCGTGACGATTTCCTCTGATTTCTGAGGCGATCGAGCACAAGTCTTGCCGAATTCCGATACGAGAATCGACTGATACGATCCTCCACGAAGAGATGTATCAACACGAAGAAAAGATCCGTTCGAGAATGTGATCTCTCGTGCAGACTGTGAGACGATTCCGACAAGAGGCTTAAGCTTCTCAGGTAGTGTTTCTAGTGCGTGTCCGATGATGCGCTTATATATATGAGTAGCGTGTTCTAGAGAGTAAGACACGATTCCAGCGGCACGATTATCATTGAAAAGGACATCATCGAGCAAGTCGAGAACCGCATAAGTCGACATGCCAAGCTGTCTAGCTTTCAAGATGATTTTACGTTTATGGTTGTCTCGTGCTACGACTTCCTGCACTGCGTTAAGCTTGAACGGGATTGAATTTCCGCTCTTATCGACGATGCGATACAAATTATTGAGTCGCCATATTTTATTGTGAATCATCTGTAAATAGTTTCCTCGATTCGTTTACACGCTATATCAAAATATGTTTTATACTTCTCTATACCATAGAACTTTCTATTTAGATTTTGCGCAGCTACTCCTGTAGTACCGCTTCCCATGCAGAAGTCAAAAACCGTGTCGTCTTCGTTGGTGTAAGTCTTTATTAGATATTCCATTAATTCGACAGGTTTTTGAGTTGGATGAAGCGAGTTTTTATTTGGGTTTGAAAACTTTAATACACTTCTTGGAAACCTTTCACCGTCGGATAAGCATGTTTTGCCAACTCTTTCAAATTTAACATAATTTCCACCATCACCATTTGAAATATTCTTTTTGCTGTAAGGTTTTCCAATTGTCATTTGAGGATTATATACAGGAAGTTTTTGATAATGAATTGTTATATCTTCGTGTGCTTGCAGCGGCATTCTTCGAGCATTTAAAAACCCTCCTGCTTTTCCTTTCTCATAAATCAAAGAATATCTATAAAATGGTGAGCTTGTTTGAAGACGTGCCGTAAACATTCCTTGACCCATAAGCACAATAGCGCCGCTTGGCTTCGTTACTCGCTTGAGCTGCTTCCACATTTCATCGAGAGGTATAATTGAATCCCACTTACATTGAGTAGTACCGTACGGAGGATCTGCAAGCACCATATCAATTGAGCCGTCGGGTATATCAGCCATTAGCTC